ATCTAAGAATTCCTCTATTTCAGGGTGATCGATTCGTAGATATGCAGCATAGCTACCTCGTCTTGTTACTCCTTGTGAAAAGGCTAACATTTCTCTATCTACGACTCCAAGAAAAGGTATTACACCAGTAGACTCTGAGCCTTTTGATGTGGGCGTCCCCTGTGAACGCACATCACTCCAGCTTCCACCTATTCCCCCTCCAAAAGAAGAAAGGTAGGCGTTTTCTACATAATGATCCGTAATACCCTCACGGCTATCATCTACGTAATTCAAAAAACAACTAATTGGAAGTCCTCGACTAGTGCCTCCATTTGATAAAACGGGAGTAGCAAACATAAACCATAGATTACTAACGTAATCATATAGTCTTTGGGCGTGTCCATCATCATCAGCAAATGTTTGTGCTGCCCGAGCAAAAGCCTCTTGTGGAGAGCTTTCCTCTGGAACCATATATCTATCTTTTAGAGTTGTTTTTGCAAACTCATCTAAAAGGTCGTCTCTGCTATAATCAATTTTTATCGACATGTTTTATCACTAATCCTAGTATATCTTGGGTGTGTCCTAAGACTTGAGCATCTGGATCATATGATAGATCCATTAGTTCAATGTTGAGACCAAGCTTTTCATTTCCAAACTCGTTTAAGTTTTGCATGAATTTATATCTGCTCTCAATAGGTAAATTCATCATAATATCAAATACGTCTCCATAATCTGATATTAATGAAGATGCCCTCTTAGGTCCAATCCCATTAACTCCTGGAACATTATCTCCTTTATCTCCTGTTAAACACTTAAAAGTTAAAAAGTATTCACGATCAAAGTCATAATGTTCGTCCCAATTTTCTATTGTTGTTTCTTTTCTGGTTACGGTTGAGAACCGTGATATGTTCTCTTTGACCAAAAGATCCCAGTCTTTATCAGAACTTACTAACCAAATCGTACCCAGTCCTAATACATTTTTATTTAAACATATTACTGCTGCTATATCATCGGCTTCTACGCCATGATATCTAATTGTTAGATGTTCTTTTTCTTTAAGAGCTGTCATTGTATTTTGAAACTCTCCTAAGAAGTTTTGGAAATCTTCTTCTTCCTCAGGAGTTTGATCGGCATATTTTTCTGCCCGATTCGCTTTATACAATGGATATAATTCTTTTCTATGGTGACTACCACCATCTCCTAATATTGCTATGTCTCCGCAATCATAAGATTTGGCTAAACTTTCTGCTGTTTTTACATATTCAGCTTTAAAATTATATCTAGGTCTCCTCTTTTCTGTTTTTGCTTTTCTATCCTCTTGATGTTTCCATCGGAAAGCCAAGTTAAGTCCATCAACTATCAACAAGTTCCCATTCGGGATCAACTTTCCATGGCTTGTAAATGATATTGCCATTACTAAATCCTATATTTTCGTTCTCCAACCATTTTTCAGCAAGCATAATATAAGCTCCTAGCCAGCTTACATACATATACCTTTTATACTTTTCTGGTTTTCGTACTGTTGCTACAAAAAATTGTGTATGGTTTCCTTTAAAGAATAAAAGAGGCTCTAAGTTAGTGTCTTGAGCCTGTCTTATTAGTTTAGTCCACCATTGCACAAAATAATTACTTTTTTGAGTGAAAACTTTGAAAGTAAAAGGTACTTCTTTATAAAATTTCACTTCGATTAGAAATATATTATGTTTATGTTCTAAATATAAATCTCCTTTGATTTTTCCACTTCCAGAACCAGGCGTTAATGCAAAGTCTAGCCCTGTGTGTCTAATGAGCATGTTTTGAACTAAGAGTTCTCCCCTTGCTCCTTTTTGTCGAGAGTTAACCACTGGTGTATTGGTTTAACCAGTCTACTACACTCCTAATAGTTAGCATTGAATCTGCTTCTTCAGCAGGTATTTCAACATCAAACTCTTCTTCGAGAGCCATTACTAGTTCTACTAGTTCTAATGAATCTCCCCCAATATCTTCTTTAAATCTATGATCTAGACTTATCTCGCTAGGTATATCAAATTGTTCTGCTACCATTGCTTTTACTCTTTGTTCTACGTTTTCCATTTTTACTCCAAATGACTAATGTTGTCGTCTTTCAGTATCTCGATCTTTTCGAGTAGTGGGTGTGTCCACCCATGAGATACTAAGAATGTATTTAAATCTTCTTCTTTAAGAAGGATCTCAACGATCTTCTCCTTACCTGCCTCATCAAGTGCTTGATTTACTTCATCAAGAAATAAAACATTAATTTGGCTCCTACTGATCGAAGTCATCAGTTTCCGTATTGCTACTAATGTAGCTATATTAACTCTAGCTAGTTCTCCACTAGACAGAGCTAATATATCAATTATCTTAGCATTATCAGTTACTTCTACATTGAGCTTATCATTCTCCACCACAAAATTGATAGAGAATCGTCCATCACTAAATTCTGCTAAATACTCGTTGGTTAAATCTTCTAACTCTTTGACGAGGGATTCGATTTTGTATGCCAGTAATCCGTTCGTACTAAATGCTTTTTTAAGGATTTCGAGGATTGATAATTTATCCTCAATACGTCCGAGATTACTTGTGATAATAGTGAGTTCATTTTCAAAATTTGTAGTTTGTTCTCCAATAATTTCAATTCTTGTATTGTATCTTTCTCGTCTATTGTTCTCATCAATAACTTCCTCTAACGTTGTCCTAGCGTTTTCAACTTTGTCTTGAAGCGCTCGTACTTGACTTTCAAGGGATGTTTGATTAAGTACTCTTTTTGGGAGTCCACGGTCAATACTGCGGAAAAGTCCTTCCCAGTCTCGGACTCCTTTGGCTGATTCCCTATATATTTCATTTTCATTTTGAGTCTCCTTTAGAATGGTTTTTATATTATTTAAGTTTCCTATTGCCCATTCTAATTCATCTTCTGCTTTTGCTTTCTTTGAAGCAATAATATCTTTACTAATTGGTTGTTCACAGGTAGGGCAAGCAGCATCTTCCGCTTCCCCTAACTCTGTGTATTTTACAATCAAATCTTCACGATTACTAACTTGATGATCCCACGCTCCTATAGAATTTTGGTACTCAGAGGTGGCTCGTTCGATTGGATACTTCTCTAAATTTCTTTTATAAGTATCTATATCGATAGAATTTAACTGGTCTGCAAGATTATTATTATCGTTTATTCTTCGATTTTTCTCGGAGATATTTTCAATTTCTAATAATAGAGAACGCAACTCCTTTTCGTCTTTTTCTTCTATTTTTGGTAAATCCACTTTAGATAGTAGAGTAGTAGTCTCCAATTTGTTGTCTGTTAACCATTTAACTATTGTATCTGTTTTTGCATTCAGGATTGTAATTTCCTGAGTTGCACTACGTACTGCGTCTTTAAAAGTTTCAAAGTACGCAACATAGTCGTCAAGTTTAAGCAATTCAATTAAGAACTTTTTCCTATTAGTATCTGTAGCTGTTAAAAACTGTAAACTTGTATTAGTATTTTGATATACTAATTGTGTAAAAGTTTTAAAATCTATACCTAATATCTCTCCCAGTGTTTTATAAGTATTAGATGCCGTATGAGAACTAATATCTTCTCCATTTCTTGTTAGTTTGCATTTTAACGTGTTTCTTCTTATAACAGTTAAAACATAGCTGTCTCCGTCAACAGCAAACTCTAGTGTAATATCATATCCATTATTTACATAACGATTTGCAATATCAGCTTTCTTTACATTTTTACTATTTTTATTAAATAGCACTTCTTCAAGGATTAATGGGATAGATGATTTTCCTACCCCATTAGTTCCTACTAATTGAGTAAGAGTAGACGTTGCTAAATCTATCTCATTTCCTTTACCATAAGAGAAACAATTATCCCAAATTAACTTCTGCAGAATAATCACTAAATACTCCTATTATATTTTTAATTTTGTCTCCATCTAACGTTAGTATATCTTGTAAATATATTACTAGTTCATCTCCAATAGTCATTTCAGAAGTTAAATTTAAAGTTGCTTCTACTTCTCGTTTTACAACTTTTTTATCTAATAATTCTGAGTTTTTAACTTTGGCTAAGTCTTGAACATCGCCTTCTAACTCATATATTGTATGGTCATAAGTCGTTGCAATCATATCTTCGGGGTCATCTACAGTTCTTCTAAGTAACTGAGGAAGGTCTAGTTCATGCCATCTCCATGAAAAATCATCATCTATTAATAAACACCCTGTATGAACTTTATTTCTATGAAAAGCTGTTGTCATAGGACTGCCGGGATATACAATGTTCCGTTGAGTATTCTCGTGGGCATGTAAATCTCCTGCAAATACAATGTCAAAATGATTAAATCTATCTAAATCTACTTCTGGTATTACATGTGGGGGTATCTCTCCCCTTACATGAGTGAATAAAAATGGAATATCATCAATCGCTTCAATACTACCTTTTTTATGCAAGTCTGCATAAGGTAAGATAGCAAAACCTCTTCGTTGGTAAATTGTTGTAGTGTCTACAATTTCTACCAACGAGTTTATTTCCGATGTAGCCTTTTTAAGATTTGTAAAGAAGGTTTTATTCTTCCTAGTTGCTTCATGATTTCCGTCATAAATTATAGTAGGTATCGTAATACCACTTACAAAATCAAAATATAAAGACAACTCGTCCATTGAGGGAACTCGATCAAACAAGTCCCCACCAATGATATGAGTATCACAGTCATTTTCTAACTCTCTAATTTGTTCAAAGAACATCTTATAACGGGCACACGCCCATTCTAAAGGTATATTCTTTTGTCCAAGTTTTAAGTGCCAGTCAGCTGTGAAAAGTATCATGATACATCAAATTCGTCTGATACTTCTTCTGCTTTTTCCTGTGCAGTAACACGTCTGAGAAGTTCTAGTTGTGCATCAGCAGTAGGTCTAGGGAGCACGTCGTCCATAGATTTTAGTTCTGCAACTAGTTCTTTTTCCCAGTCTTCTAGAGCACGAGGCTTACATTTGAGTGCCTGTAATTGATACTCAACATTAAAGACCTGTGGTCCAGTTTTAAGACGTTTGAAAAAAACGTCCCAACCACTTTCGTAATCGGTTGGATTTCCTAAATCTTCCATAGCGACTAAAATTTGGTCGAAAAGTTTCCTTTTCAGGTTAACTACTTTGATCTTATTGTCAGAGTAATCAATGCCTTGGACGGCATACGCCCAGCCACATTTTAGATCGGGGAAGAAGTCACGAACGTGATCATGTTCTTTGTTGTTAAAGGTTTCCGCAGCCCTATCAAAAGATAGGCATTCCATAGGAATGTTTTTGTTGTTTTCACCTTTTATCCAATAAACATAGCGAGGAAGTAGATCGCCTACTAAGCGAACTTTGTGATCCTCACGGTTTCCGAAATTATAAGTTTCGATTCTTTCTTTTTGGGCAGAGCCCTTGGTTTGATTAAAGCTAATTGCCATAATATTTTCTCCGATATGGCTCCTCAAATTCAAAGTGAATAAATCCATCTCTGATTTCGAGCAGTCTGTTATTGTTAATTGTGTCCTCACTTACTTTGCAGAAAATGAGGTCTAGTGTGGTGTTTCTTGTTTTCACGTACTCATGATAATTACGGAAGGACGCAACACCTACGTACTCCGCAACTTCCTTATCGCTGAATTGAGCACGACCTTTGGTCAGTAGTATATCAGGTTGTAACAAGAAGCTACTACCTCCAAATCTCTGTTGATAAAACTTAAAAGCTTTATCATTATAATTCTTGGGAATCAAATGAAACGTAATGATTCTAAGTATTGTTATAATATCACCCACGTCTCCGTGACTCACTTTTAGGATCTTTTCCCAATTATATAATATCATATATTATACCAAAAATTCAAGCGTTTGTCAAGTACTATTTTTTTCATGGTTCCTTCATTTTCCTCTCTAAACCTTTTTACTTTACTTTGACCTCGTAATCTTGTTTTATATAGTACCCCATTCTAGCATTGGCTTGTCGAGTTGCGGTTTTACCCTTTAAATGAATGTCTACAACTACTGGTTGCTTTTTTCCTTCTTTCTCTCTAATTATTCTACCAATTAATTGGGTTAATAATGGATCATTATTTACAGGTGTTCCTAGTACTAAACAGCTAAGATCATCTAAGGATATACCTTCTGAAAATATTGCTTGTGTTCCAAAAAGTATATTTTTAGATCTTCCTATTAATTTCATAGTCTTATCTCTTTCACCAAAGTCCATGTCTCCTGTAATACAGACTGCATTATCTCCCACTAAACGTGCACAAGTCTTTAGAAAATTAACTCGGTCTGACACTACTAATACTTTATGCCCTTCGGCTGCGTACTTAGCAGCAATCAAACTAATACTATGTACATATTCTTCAGTATTTACTAGGTGATTAACTCTCTCAGCCCATGGTGTAAAAGAACCATCTAGAAATCTAACTTCAGATCTTATAACATCAACACGCGGTATCATGTAATTTTCTTTTGGTGGCTTTAAAACATTGTTCCCAAAGTAATCCCTAAAGACTACATGCCGACCATCTTTCCTTTCCAATGTGCCTGTCAAGCCTATCTTATAGCGAGCAGGTAATTCATCTATAATTCTAGTAAAAGTAGGACTACTAACGTGATGCATTTCATCTAAAATCACAGTTCCAAAAACTCCTCTAATATCGGGAATTCTACGGTATAAAGTTTGAATATTCCCTACACATATTGACTCTGTAATCTGGAACATTCCGCTTCCTATTCTGCCTGCAGGTACTCCGAACGCTTTAAAAGACTCTTTCTCCCACTGATTTCTTAGATTGGTAGTATGTGTAACAATAAGAGTTTTTTGACCAAGCTTCTTAGCTATTGCCAAAGCCGTTATTGTCTTTCCCCAACTTACCCAAGCGTTAATTATACTACTGTCTTCGACTAAATCATATACCCACTTTTGACTTTCTCGTAAAGTGAACTTAAAGTCAGGAAATTTAGCGGGCACCTTTACTCGTTTGTCGATAATTTCATATTCATCTGGGACTAAATCCTGTCTCCCCATAGGGATAGAAACTAAACCTTTTCTTAAAGGCCGAATTGTCTTGATAACCATAGGAGGATCAGACGGAATTCTAGGCGGTATAGTATAGGTAAGTTCGGACTCAAGCGAATTAAGAAATTTTTCATGTCCTTCTATTTGTATTCTGTTACTGTAAACTGCCTTCATCTGCTCAGTTGCTTTATGAAGTGAATATCCTGCATTTTCCAGCGCTTTGACAAGTCGGGGTGATTATTATCCCACGGACTTGACCAACCTATTTTTTTGTTCCTAAACCTTACATGGTCTGGTAACCAATCTTTCATTACTTCTCTCATCAGAAATTTATTAGTTCCCTTTTCATAATGTTTAGATTGTCGAAATTTAACTTTACCCATAATACTTAATACATACTTAACAAAACTTTGAGTCAATAAAGGAATTCGACTTTCCATTCCAAACATTCCACAAGTCTGATCTGTTGCTAAGATATTTTGTTCTGAGGTTGATAATAAATCACAGAAAAAAGTATTATTCATATAATCGTCTCCAAATGCTTCATGTGGAAACCATCTAAAACTTTTGTATTGCTTCATCATCTGCAAGCAATACTCTTTATTTTCTCTAGGTTTATGATGTAAATACCCTGTAAACAACTCATCTCCGCTATCTCCTGTCAGTATTACCTTACACCCTGAGTCAGCCGCTATTTTAGCTAATAATAATCGTGGAGCTTGTCGGTTATGATCCGCCCATGGATAGTGTGTATCTGCTAACCACATTTTTCCGTAAGATAATCTATCATCACGTCCTAAATATGTTTTGTGTACTTTATATCCAAATTCTTCTGCAGTTTTTACTGCCATAGCATGTTCATAGTTAAAACCTTCATGAGAATAGTAATTTCCTTTTGCTTTCATATCGTAACCACAGGTAAAAATTTCTAAATCTATTTCAGCTTCTCTAAGTATAGATGCAACTACTGTACTATCTAATCCTCCACTTAAAAATAATCCAGTTTTATTTTTGTTTTTTGCAACTTTTTTAACTGATTCAACTATTTTATGTCTAAATTCAGCAGTATCTAATTTGTTTGAATGTATATCTGCCCATTTCCACATATTCATTCTGTGCACTTTAAAATTATTAGCTACATCAAACTCTAACCAACCCCCCGGTTCTACCTTATGTGTATTCCTGTATATACATTCATCGCCAAACATTTGTCCATTTTTCTTATAGCTTTGTACCATATCTTCAGATACTTCTTTATGGATAAAAGACTTCAGACTAGTACTAAATTCAAAATGTCTTCCATCAAAGCGCCACCATAAAGGTTTCGCTCCAAAATGATCTCGTATTAGAACTAATTTTTGTTCTACTGGTTTATACCACGCAATAGATCCATGCCAATCAGTATTTTCTAGAAACTTAAATCCATAAGTTTCCAGTCCTTTAGCTAACCAAGCCGTATCATTAGGATTAGTAGTATCATACATTTCCCCATTGAATAGGATTATATTTCCTTTTTCAGTTTTATAAGGTTGTATTTGATGTTCTCTGTTAATATCTAAAAGTGCATGTCCGAACGAAAACCTGCTGTCTGACCAATAATCAGTTGCATCTGGTCCCCTGTGTTCCTGCTTCAAAAGCATTAGTCTAGCTAATGGGTGGTTAGTTGTTCCTATAAACCCACACATTCATTCGCCGTCCCAATTTAAGTCAGTTACTTTTCTCTGTACCTCTCTGTAATCTACTGGTTTGCTCTTTTTAGTACCTGACATTGATTTCCAACTAATAATAGTATCTCTATCAATATCGTCCCATTTAGCGAACTCTAAATCATAGCACAACATTTTATCACTAAATGGATCTTGACGGAACGAAAGTTGTTTATCTTTAGGAATTAATTTTCCCATTGTTGTAACTTCTCTCATTTTCTTTTTTCCACTAATGAGGCTAGTGTACTCTAAAAGTACAATGCCTTTTTCCATTGATTCCATAATTTCTTGTATATTAGTCATTTTCTTCTCGTTTAGGTTATAACCAACCTAGTGATGTGAGGGTATCCCAGAGAACATAAACTAAACAAATGTAGAAACCCTTTTTATAAAAATCAAGTTTATTATACTCTGATTCTAATATAGAAAGTCTTTCCTTAGGAGGCTTTTTCATCTCCATGTTTTTCATTGGTTGCGTTCTCCATACACCAAAACCATGCATCGGTTCCATGAAACCCATAACATCGATTTTTAGCTCTTTTATAATTTTCTTTTTCTGTTTTAGTATCTACTAAGCAGTGCCATTCTTCTTTCTCAAAAAAACAACCACCTTGCTTCCATAACTCTGCGGGAGGCATAGGCCATTCCCAATCAGGTAAAGGAATACTTAAATCCATCTCTAATTCTAGAGGGAAATCTTCCCACTCATTTTCCTGAGGAGTTTGTAGTGCTGTAGTTGTACAAGCTGCTAATACTAAGATTAGTAAAAGTTTCAAATTTTTCTCCATGTTTCTTTTTTCTTGACTTTCGTGAAGTCATATATTTTCCAAGGGATTCCTGAATCATACAGGAGCCCCGCCCACGTAACGTCTGGAGGTGGTGGGCTTTTTTCCGCAAAAGCAAAAGGGCAGTCTTTCAACCATATAACAGTTGCAATACCCTTTTTTTCCCTTTTTCGTATTTTATGATAAACTAATTTTAAAGTCTTAGTTTTCTCGTAATTAATTATTCTCCCATGAGTATCAATATAATTTCTCCCTCTATGTTTCATAAGACCTATTTCGTCCTCAATCATATACTTTAAAGGGTATATACTTTTCATAGGGCTTTGTAACCTTCGTTTGCCCAGTGTTTCTCCTGACATATTTTTATCATCAACTACTTGGTCATCTAACCAAAGTAGTCCATCAATTTCTTCGACATTGTCACTATGAATAACGTAAATAGGAAACTCTATGTCATCAACCGTAAAAATCCGTGATTGATTTCTATTCAATCTCATACATCTTCTCTGTGACTGCTGTCTTTGTTGTAGTCTAGCTCGGATTGCGCGTTTCATATTCCGCTATAAAATTTTCTAATGTTTTATATGCGGTCTTAGAATCCTCAGGCTCATAGACATATCTATAGCCATCGTAACCCCACTCATCAACAACCTTTCCGATAAATCGGAGATTCTTTTCTTTTTCGCTATACTTTCGAAGTATGCTATTACCATCAGCATACATTTCCATCATAGCATTCTCTGTTCCTAATAGCTCTCCAGCCCATTCAGGTGCCCATATAAAGCAAGGCGACTTAGATCCTTCAACTGGAAACATTCCTATTCTCCAGTCTACTATAGTAGCTTTATCCCATACAGGATAATTATACGTCATTAATCCATCGTCCCAAACTTGTGGACAAGTAGCCTGAAATCTTAAGGCTGACAATAGAATATCATCTTCCCAAAACATTACAAACCAAGAGTCGGGATCATAGTCGTCAATAGGATTTATTATCCGTTTGTTCCATACTACGAACATATCTACTCGTTGCTTTAATATCTTGTGGTATTCTAACCTTCTTAATTCGCTAAAATGTCTTACTTCTTTGACAATCCCATTGTCATATTTAATTCTTTTAGTTTCCATTTACTACCTCTAATTGCCGTCTAAAAGTTCCATCTAATCCATACTCTGGTCTGTGATCCCTAGTGTCCAGAGTACTCCCCTTCAAAACATAATGTAAAAATATCTGTATATGTTTTGAATGAGGTAATTTTTTTCTACTATGAAAGACTTGAGGACCTAAGTAAAATATTGCGTCCCCTCTTTCTATTATTAGTAGATCATGTTCTCCTGCGTGTAATTTTTGTCCTGACTCTCCAAACTCCATACCCCAAGGCTCTGAAGATATTTGACAAGATACAGAGAACTCACATTCCCATCTGTCTCTATGCCATTGTAGTTTTGAGTTTCTATCATATTGTCTTAACATAGTATAAGATAAACTAACATTATCATTAATAATTTTATTAATTTCAGGTACTTTTGATAACCCTAAACTATCTGTAAAAGGAGAACTATAAAGATCCCAACTATATCCATTAGAGGCATATCTATTAATATGTCCATAAAGAGTATAGTTATTTGCAATAGACATACGCATATGTTCTTCTGCTACTAAGCAAGTTTCTTCAGTTAGAAAGTTTTTTAATACTAACCAATTAGGTATTGTTGTCATGATGCCTATTCTTTTTCAAATTGCCAAAGTACTTTATCCCCTCTTGAAATCTAAATTTTGCGTCCATCGCAGTTTTCTCAGCGGCTTTAAGTTCTAAACATTTGTTACATTCGCCGCATGGAACGTACCCAGTTACTTTTCCGTCTACCTTTAATACATCTTTAGGATAAGGACAAGTCCAAATTAACTTATATAACTTAGGATCATGTCGCATAATAAATGAAATCATTTCAGCTTTTGATAAGAAGTCTAAAGGGTTTCTTATTTCTGGAATTTCCATCATCGCTTCTACACTAACCCCCGAACTATCTAAACAATCGCTCATAAAATTAGCCATTATTTTTCTATATTCTCTAAACTGCAGCCGCATACGCATATCATCTTCTGCGTTTGCTCCCATCATAAACCATTTTATGTGGTGTCCGCCTGGCGCTCCTATACATACTGACATAAAAGCACTAAGTCCACTAATTATAATAGGCACTTCTCTAGTATATCCTATTGCTGACAACATAGATTTATCGTTTCCAAATGCCATATCAAAATGCTCTGCCTGCTTTCTACTATAAAAAGCCATAGCATCAGCAAATGGTCCATACCTATCTTCGTACCAATGGCAACAGAAAGGAACTATGTCTGGATCTCTGGCTGCAAATAGTAAGGTTGCCGTACTTTCAATTCCTGCACTAATAGGCATATATGCATTAAACTTTTTCTTAGCAGTATGTATCTGTTTTGCTATATCTTCAGTTGTTACTAACTCTGCCATTTCTTTCCTCGTATTTTTCCATTAACCAATCGTGCCATTTATCTACATACTCATCTCTGGTCATTCTATTAATAGATGCAGGGATAGTAAGATTTTCATCTTCATAGTCTAACCACATTCTACTACAGAAGGAGTCAAAATCAGCCGCGTACTTCTTCAATTTCTCTCTCTAACATTTCATATAAATCTACGCATCGTGCTTTTACTTCTACCGTTTCATTAGCTACTTGGAATAGTAAATCAGTATTTACCGATATATCTTCTGCAACTACTTCACAGTCATGCATGCTTGTAAAAGACATGTTAAGTTCTATTATTTTTTCAAAATTTCCGGCAGGAGGACTGATAGTTAAAGTAATATATAATATTATACTTTTAAGCATGACCGAATAAATCCTCATGTGTTTTATTTAAATCTTCCATTACATTTAGTGTTGCTCTTTCTTGAACGCTTTTCATGTATTCGGGATCCTTTAATTTGTTACTTACTACTGTTTCCGCTACTAAGTAATCTTGAGGCTGCATAAGATTTATTAAAATTAAAGCTGCCTCGTAAGTGTTTATAAAACTATTATCATTACCTGCTAGTTTAGACTTTGTCCAGCCTAGGCTTACGTTATGTACTCGACATTTATTATCCCAAGGCCAAAGCATACCTGCAGTAATTGCATAGTTTCGTAAGTTTTGTTTGTCAGTTTCATACTGACTTGTGTTCTCTTTGTCAAAAGGTTGATAAGCACTGGCTGATCCAGTACTGATTATACACTTATCATCTCTTTCTTTCCATTGTGTGTGCAGAATTTTTAGGATTTTATTTTGTACTAAAGGGTACCAAGCATTGTTAAAAACAATATCTGCGTCCCAACGTAAAAGAGCGTTAATTATTTCATTCCCCGAATTTTCGGCTATATTATATCCGTTAGACCTACTATACCCCCTAACGTCCCAACCATTAAACTGACAATATTCAAAAATTTCTTTTCCAATACCGCTTGTGTGTCCTGTAACAGCAATTCTTTTTTCAAATAATTTTTCCATTATTCAGTTCCTTTTCCATTTCATCTAATAACTTATTTATAGCAATATATCTATGTTCACTACAGCAGCACGATATTTCTTTTCTAATTTGATCTATTAACTCCTTCATCGCTTCCACCTATCATACTATCTGCCATTGCATTTATTTGTGCATTTGGGTCTAGCATTCTTCTGATTTCTTCAGCACTAACTGTACCGTTTGAAGTCCTTGCAAGCATAGCCGCTAACTGTTCTAAATATTCATCTTCCATTTATCTTCCCCTTAATATATTCAAATATGTAAATGGGCGAAAAGATTAAACCTAATATTAAATATATAGTTATGTGCCACCATTTAAAATAAAGATTAACCATAATAAGTTTCCCACTTACCCATACTATAGTCATCACTTATTTCAAAATCACAACCAATAGGACTGCCGGGGATTGATACACCCCGATTCTTTTGTATGAACTCTTTTAATTTTGCACTGTATAATTCTATTTCATCATCAGGTACTTCTGCTAAAATAGAGTCATGTACTAACGCGAAAATTTTAGATTTCATTTCTGTTTTGTTTATGTAATGTTGCATATCTATTGCGCCTAATAGATTTATGTCTGAAGCAACAGATTGTACTAAGAAGTTAATTCCACTTCTTACCTCATGTGACGATATACCTTGATCTTTACTCAAGGCATTAGGAAGTCTCCGCTTCCTACCTAAAGCTGAATAAATGAAAGCATTGATTTTAATAAATCCATTACAATCATCTAACCACGTTTTCAAATTTGGAAAAGACTCAAAGTATTCTTTAATTACTCTGCCCGCTTCTCTTATTGTAAATTCTTGTCCACTATCTTTGGTAACTTGCCAACTGATCTTACTAGGTCCAGCTCCGTACATAATTCCGAACGTAACAGCTTTTGCTTGTTGACGCTTTTCTTTATAGAACTTATCTACCTCAGCAACATCACATGGCAACTTAAATACTTGTTTGGCAATAGTTGAGTGGAAATTTCCCCCATCTTGAAATACTTTCTGAAGTGCTTTATCTTTTGCTAAAACTGAGGCAACATACACCTCCGCCGTAGTCAAATCCATAGACACAATCTTATGTCCTTTAGCTGCTTTTATACAACCTTTAACGGTGGGGTTATCCCTCGGCAATTGCTGCATATTCAATTTTCCACTACTAGACAAACGTCCTGAAGTGGTTCCATGTAAATTGAATCCAGTTCTTAACCGACTGTCCATGTCTAAATTTGGGATAATTTTATCCAAATATGTTGTCTTTATTTTTACCTTTTGCCTAATTTCTAGGATTAACTTCGGAACTTCGTGTAACTCGCCTAACTCCCCCAAAACTTCCGCATCGGTGGAATCTGCTCCTGTTCCCGTCTTTTTACCCGTTGGGGTTAAACCAATGTAATCATAAAGAAGTGAGCGCAATTGAACTGTGCTGTTAGGATTAAAGTTACTTCCTTTTGATTTTTCAAACTGAGCAACTTCAGGAAACTCATATAGTCTTTCAATAGCTGCATCAATATCTTTCTGCATTACCCCTTGTGCAAATTCTAATCTTTCTCTATCAAACGGAACTCCATTAGATTCAACTTGCTTTAAGAAATTACAACCCTCAAGTAATATATTTCTATACACCCAATTAAGTTTATCATTCTTTTCTATTGCTTTATGCATCTTATCATACAATAGAAAAGTTACTACTGCGTCCATTGCAGCGTAAGGATACATTACTTCAAACGGTATTAGACTATAACTAAAAGCCTGTTTAAGTACCCCATGCTTTCTACGATAATTGTCTCCCCAATCTTCTAACGGTTTTTCATAGTCTCCATAAGGAGTATGCTTCATTGCTAATTGTTTTAGTCCATGAGTACCGGGGTTCTCGTCAAACATATAGTGGAGTAACATAGTATCTTCGAAATGCGGAAACTTAAAGTTAAAGTGGTATTCAAACCATTGTAAGTCAAATTTAGCATTGTGAAAGACCACTCTCTTTTTATTAAAGAGTTCTTGCATTTTTTCTTCAATTTCATGTCCTATAATATTAGCGTCAATATAACAACCGCGGTCACGCTCATAGCTGAGACTAAACCCCAACATATAACCATCTCTCGCATAAAGTGCACTTGTTTCTGAGTCAAGTGCGATAAACGGCGATGGAGCATCAATTGCTCGTTGTAATTCTGCAAGGCACTCCGCCTTGTCTTGGATTCCATAACATTTATCCTCTGTCAACCTTTCCAGTTTCAATTCACCACTGACATACCCTGATATACTTTCAACCGCTTCTTCGAAGCTTTTCTTGGCTTCAGGTCGAAATCGAATAATGGAAGGATTAATTAAAGCAAGATATTTTTCATCAATAATCTTGCCGTTGTATTCCGTTACAGACGACTTTCTTGTAAAATGTTTAAACGCTTCTGCGCCTACGAGAATAAGCCAATCATATGCGTCTGTGTCTATCTCTAGATCGACATCTCGTTTTAGAACTTTAGCTACTGTACTATCTGAACATAGGGCAAACCTATCAAATTCAAACTCAAAATACTTATCGTAGTTTTGTGCTGATGGTTTCGTTTCTATTAGTGCTACATTAGCCATTTCTTTTCCTCTTAGTTAAATAAATCTTCTGCTCTACAAACGTCTTGGCTTCTACAAATTTGAAGATTGTGTTGGAATATTAAAGGTTCCACCCACTCAAATTCTGGCTCAAGTACCGTATACAGCAATTCACTTTGAGTACAACCTACTAGAAGTACCCCCAGTATAATAAACTTATTCATATCTATCCTCCATAAAGTCTATCTTTAATTTTTTGGATTTGATCACGGACTAATACGCCCGGATCCATTCCGTCATTTAATTTAATAATTTGAGCTGACATCTCTTGTTTTAATGCTAGCCCTTTTAAATATTCTGATGCTTCCTGCCCTGCTTTGTCTCCGTCAAACATGATGTCAACTCCCTGAACTCCTTGTAATTTAAGAAGGGAGAGTTTAACCCAGTCCATTTGTTGTGTGCCGAAACAGCATACAGTATTCTTTAATCCTTTATCCCAAAGGTTTAGGGCATCAAATATACCCTCAACAAGTATAACTCTATTCATAATAGGGTTTACTTTTGCAGGACAAAATGGCATTTGAACACCACTTGGATAAATGTAATATTTATCCGTTCCAGACATATCAGTAATAAGTCTACCAATTAATGCTACAGTTTTTCCTGTGATATCTCTGATTGGAAAGATAATACGTCCTTCAAACTTTGGAACATTCCAAGTGAAGGCTTGCCATATCTTTAGGGTTTCTTCAGATATATTTCTAAATCCCCCACCTTTCCATTCTATTCTTTCAGTAGGTAAATCAATCCCTACTGTTTGTGCTTTTGTTTTTGCAATTTTATCTTTTATTCTTTGAATCTTTACTTCTAATGGGGTTTCGGGCGCTCCATAGTAAGTAAATACATTTCCTTTAAAACCACAGGAAAAACAATGCATAATTCCAGTTATTTTATCAACCCTTAAACTAGGGTTAGTGTCATCATGTTCTGGATTTAAACATGAAATAAGGGCGTCTTGTCCTTTGATAGTATAATCTATCCCGCGTTCAGTAAGTAAATCTATTGCAATCATGATAATATACTATATTATAACAAAATTTGACCTTTTTGTCAAGAACTATTTTTTGGATTTTCATTCGTCTGGATCGGCTTTGCTTATTACGTCAAAACTCTTCTCTCGTTCCCGTTGACGTCCTAACTTACTGGTATGCTTCCAGTCTAATTCATCGCCTATTCTTTCATACTCTTGCATACTTATTCCGTCTGGGTCGGTGTCATCTTCATAGTACATACTTTTCCAGACAAGTTCAGCCATTTGAAACCAAATAGCTACTGCTTTGTCTCTAAAGTCATGATCTCCCCAAAGATAATAAATAAGCCAGTACTCTTTATCAAAACGACAAACTCTTACTTCTTGCTCCCCTAAATCAGGTCGACTTCTAACTATCTCAGCGTATGCTCTTAGTCTTTGACTACCTGCGATTGGGTACCAGTTAGGCATGGTCAAAATAGGACTTTTCATGCCGTGTTCATATAAACTATCACAAAGTTTTTGATTTAAGGGAACTCCCTTAATATTCTCTTGAACTTTAGGTTGCTTTAATAACCAGTTGATTGACCTAATATACCAAGTATGTGGTGGTAAAGGTACTAGTTCTGCAGTCGCTCTGCTAACTCGATGATCTGCCATACTTTATCTCCTCCATCTCTGCTTTAAGTTCATCAATTTCTGCCTCATACATTGCCCATTCGGAGGCACCCTTTGTTATCGCTTGCATACTAATTAGCTCATCAATAGATTGTTGAATCCCTACTAAGTCTATAGCACACTTTTGGTACTCTTTATCATGTCTATCATAGTCTTTGGTTGACTTATGAGGACCTGCTCCGCTTTTATTTCTACTTTGTTTTGCCACTAAATTTCTCCTAAACTGTGATTTGATAGCTCTTTTGTGCTTCTCAATATCTTTTTGTCTCACCGTCTTATCCTTGTCTAACGTTTGCTAGGAGAGGACGCTTCCTTCTCCTAAGGTTGATTTGCTTCTTCTAACTTCTTTTCCATGTAAATTATATTCTTTAGCTCCAGTTCGTCTGCCTACTGATCTTCGTCTAATATCATTATGATTAAACTCTGCCCAATACAATTCAAATGCAACGCCGTCCTCTACTCCTTCAAACTGGTGTATGCAGCCCGGCTTGACTTGTGTAAAGTCGCCAGGTAATAGTAAGGTTTCATCTACTAGATCATAGTCATTTTGCCAGACTCGAACTATCATTTTACCACTCTCTACGAAGAAGCCGTTCCATTTAAACTCATGTTCATGTTCTGAGCATTTATATCCCGCTTTAAACTCAATGCGGTGGAACTCTAATACTCCGTTGGCATGTATTAGTTCTGTTTGTCCCCATATTTTTCCTGCTTTCATTGCATTCTCCTATAAAATTTCTTCTCCCATTTCGAGCTAGGATAGTTGAAAAAGTACTCTAAAAATAATTGATATACTCCAGCTACTCTATTAACTTCATACTGATCGTCTACTCCTGCTCTTCCAATATGTAAATAAGGATACCCCTCATGTAGAGGATACCCTTCAACCCAGCAATTAAATCCTTTTGTATCGTGTAAGAAAGCCCATCTATCTCTACGAGTTTGCGTATCTAACCAAGGCTCTCCTAATAATTGATCTGTTCCTAAAGACATTTCATATTGATCTTCATACCCCTCTCTTGTTCTATGATCTATTCTCCAGTCCATATTTCTATCCCCATTTTTATCTCTTACAAGAGGTCTTGCACTGGGAAAAATATCTTTATATTCTTTATGGCTTTTACAATTTCTGTCTATAACCCAACCTTTCATTGGTCTTTCTGGCAATATAGAATGTAAAATATATCTATTAGTGCCGGGGTGTATTCTCATAGTACCTTTTTTAATATCTGCCCAAATTAAGACAGGATCTAAAAACCCTAGATTTAGTACTGTATCACAGAAAACAAAACAGCGTAAGTAAATTCTTTCCTGTTGTCTTTCAACCCACATTTTAAGATAACGTTTTGATTCGTGTTCTGTGAAACCTTTAATTTTCATAAACTCTTTATCAATATCAATCTCAAATAGAGTAAAACGAAAGGGAAGGGTAGTAGTGTTATAAATCATATGTATCTTCCCCTGTTTTCATATCCTTTTTCATTTCTTCTACTGTATCAGGGTCTATTGCAGTGTGGGGTCCGATCTTCAAAGTATCCCAGTCTATTGTACTAACAAATCCTCTCTGTTCGTTACTACGCATTTTTTTACATCTAAAGGCTATACAGTCTTCGTTTCTACCCCAATGCTCGATTACATATGAAGCGTCAACTGCATCTTCAATACCTTTTGAAAATCTAACTTCTCCTTTAGGATTAGTTTGAAATGCTGATACTACTAAAACTTCTTGATCTTGTGCAAGAGACTTTAATCCTTTACTGATTTCTATTTGCTCTGTCCATTCATATTGACCAGAGCGACTTGGCGCATTGTGACGTCGAACCTGATTGAGGTAGTCTACAACGACTAGTCCTAGATCGGGATATTCTATTTTCTTCTGTCTTACTGTGCTAATTATCTTAGCAAGAGTTAAGCCAGGATCATAGTGTATATCCAACTGTCCTTCATCTTTCAATTTACAACTTTTAATTAAATCGAAATGGAACTTATCAAAATCGTCATAGAGGTTGTACTGTGAAAGCAGTTCTTTTCCTCCTTCAAAACGATTCGCCCACCATTCCCCTAATTTATTATAATCCTTCTGGTATAAACCCTCTCTGGATATAATCTTTTTAAGAGGTACTTCACAGGCTACTGCAGCCATTCTTTGAAGTATTTGGCGGGAATCCATTTCTATTGTAAAATAAAGAGAAGAACGTCCATTTTCATGGGCGTTCAGGGCTATATTACAACAGGTAAATGTTTTACCCATTCCTCGTTGTGCCCCCACAATGACCAAGTCTTTGGGAGAGAACGTATAGCTAATATCATAGTCTTGGTTTAATCCAAGTCCTATGCGTCTAGCTAAATCTTCTTCAGAGTCAAACAACTCAACCTCGTCCATCGGATCGTTGTCTTTTGTTGTATCAACTCTATCTTGAACCGCTACTACAATTTCTTGTAGGTGGTCAATATTTTCTTTTGCATCTGCGATACTAATTGTATCGTCTAGATATGTTTCTATCTTTGATAGTATTTCTGATTGAGTAAATTGATCTTTCAAATACTCTAATAATTCATAAGCAGGTACTTCTGTGTCTACCGCTTCTATCGCATAAATTTTCTCTTGTAATTCTCTAGACCTGACCTCGAATTTTAAATCTTCAAACGAGGGCATAGCTTGAAATTTATGGACGTGCTTATCCACTATCTTCCAGAGCTTTTGATATTCGCCTTCGGGTAGATAGTGCTGTTTAAGTCGATTCCACGTCTCGAAATCTCCATGCGATAAGAGCTGTTTTAGCAGCGCACTTTCTACTGTCATTATTCTCTCCCAGAAAATTCAGGGGAGGTAAACCTCCCCATCATTTTGACAATAAAAAGTTAAGATTGTACTCTTTCTTTTCTAGCTGATCCGTCGTAATCAGCACAAACTAGACCACGTCTTGTAAGCATGGTTTTAACACCTCTTACAGTTTTTCCAATTTGATCTGCGATTTCTTCAACCGTTAAGTCGTCAATCTCTAAATCCGCTAGAGGATCTGCTTTGCCTGATCCTTTAGTTTCTTTCTGCTTAGGTATAGCGTTAATTTCGCCAGCTCTAAGTAGTGAAAGTGCTTTTCCTCTAATCGAGTTAACACTTTTGTCAAGCTCAGCAGCGATTTCTTCTATGAAAGATCCACCGTTGACCATGTCAACGAATATCACTTCTTCTGCATCTGTGTAAGTTTTTACGCTTACAACTTTAGGAGCAGGTTTTACATGCTCTGTAAGTTGCATAGAGAGAATCTTGCCTTGAATTGACTTGGCACTGAACAGTCCGTCTTCGAAATGTTCAGAAATTTCAGCATAAGTGTACTGACCAGAATTGCCAGTTACGAAGTTGCTGAGGGTTGCTTCTTGTTCGTCACTAAAAGATTTAGTGTTTGAGCTAGAAGCTAGCTCTACATTGTATCCCATTTTCCTAAGTTTACTGGAAACTGAGCGTACTGAAGTTTCTAGTTCTTCAGCTGCGCTAGCAACAGTTGCTTGGGTAACAGGAGTTTCGCTTCCTACGAAAGATTCCAATGCGGAAGTTCTTTCGTCGGTCCATTTAGGTAATGCCATTTTCTTCTCCATCTACTTTTAATAGATTTTTAATGTTGTTAATAATAATGACACCTCGTTCCCGAGCTGTCTGTGTTTTGGCTGACTCAATTCCTGACTCGTTTATTAAGTGAGTACAGTCTTTCGTCAGACTGGTTTTTACGGTATAACCGTTATTCTCCAGAACTTGTGTTGCATGAGCTTTGCTGGGGAAACTTTTGAGTCTGCCACTAATACAAACAGTTCCTATTACCTCTCTTTTGTCAATTTTTGTAGATTTATATTTAAAAGGCAAGTTTGTGTCGTATTTATTTGGATAAAACTCTGTTTGTAACCAAGCAAATAGATTTGCAGTTGCTTTTGGTCCGACCCCTGCGTCTAAACACTTTTTCTCTGTAAGCTCTGTTAAAGAACTTACTTTCTCGCATAGTTTTCTAGAAGCTGAGCGACCAATTAGCGGGATTGAAAAAGCTGGCAGAAGTGTTTGGAGGTCTACAGTTTTTGACTTTTCGATCTCTAAATGTAACTTTGCTGCCAGTTTTTCGGAACCCAGTCTGTCGATTATTTCCTCAACAGATAACTCATAAAGTTCTGGATAGTCTTGGAGTTCCAACTTTTTAACGGTTGCGGGTCCAAGTCCCTTAATCTTAAGAGTTGATCCGAAATGCTCTAATTTTTTACTCCATTGAGCTGCACACATCTTGTTGAAGCAGTACAGTATTTCATTTACGAATTTTAATTTGCTGTCGCAAGATGGGCAGTTCGTAGGAGCTAAAATTTGTTGCATTCGTTTCGTTTCTTAATTTTATTTATATTGTATATTATACAAAAGATTTAACCTCTTGTCAAGTAATATTTTTTGAAATGTTACTTTTTATTAGGGTTAAATTTTTCATCGTCTTCATAGACATAGGTGTCTTCTTTGTATGTTCGACGAAGCTGCCATTCATGGTATTTAATTTTTACTTTTTTAATAAAGTTTCTTATCATATTCATATTTTTTTATGTCCTTTATTATTATATCTGCCATTAAACGGTGTCCTTCTTCTAAGGGGTGATCTTTTTTACCGATTGGCAATTTTGCTTTCTTTACTATATCGTAAAAGCCATCTGTTTTAAGAACAGGGAGGTCTTTAAGTATTTGTTTCTTACTTAGTTCAAGAGATGCCCAAACATTATTAGCGGCTTCGAGATAAAACTCATCTAATAAATATAGAAAGGGTTTATATTGACCTGCTGAAAATAGATAAAATAAGTAGGGAATATTTCTAGCTTCTAAAAAGTACTTTGTTGATAACATATAAGCAATAGTGGACTTTAAATTCCACCTTACTGTTCTAATATATTTGGCATAAGCATTTAGAGTATCATAATGTTCTATAGTTTGATCTGGATCCTTGCCTAAATTTGAAGCCTCTCCAATTTTTAGAGTATGATTACTCATCTTGAAGTCTTTCCAATTACTTTGTCTCCATCTAGGAGCTGCCTCTCTAAAGTCTGGTCTATTCCCTTTTATATCATAACCAGGCTCGCCAGCAATAACTAAGTCTTTAGTAAAAAAACCGCCTTCAGCTAAGTACTCTTGTCTATTTACTCCTGACCACATTATAATTGCTAGTTTAGGTGTATATTTTATACAACCATTTAGTGTGGTTCTCCAAATCCTATCATTAGAGCCTCCTACTTTAGCGTGGTTATATTCTATTTGGTTAAATTCTTGTGTAACAAGTGAACTAAAACGAGACTCCATCTTGCGATTTAGTTCATAACCATTAGTAAAACTGCAACCATTAAAATAAATCAAAATACTTTTACTCCATATGTATTTTCAAAGTCTTTTGCATCTTGTCTATCATTAACCATAGGCTGCCCTCTGATATTTAAACTTGTATTTAATAACATAGGAATACCAGTTCTATTATAATATTCTTCTAAAATTTTTCTTAGAATAGAACTACTATCCTTTTTTACGACCTGAACTCTTGAGCTACCATCCACATGTTTGACGCATTCGAAGTCGTGCATTGCATAGGAGACGTATTGCATGTATTCGTTTTTCGGTCCTTCAAAATAATCGTCTGCAAACTCCTCAAGTATTGCAGGGGCAAAGGGTCTGTATTGTTCTCGTCTCTTAATTTTATTAACCTTGCGCTTAATATTGCTGCGGACATCACCGAGCAAAGAGCGATTTCCCAAGGCTCTAGGTCCAAATTCTGCTTTTCCATTTGCTATTCCTACTACTTTATATGCTAATATACTATCTACTATTACTTTTGGATTTAATACATTTTTTATATCAAACCCTAAATAGCAGTCTTTAAATTCTATTTTCTCCCCTAAGTATCCTAAAGCAGCTCCTAAACTACTTCCTGCGTCGCCTGGACTAGGAAATATCCAAACATCTTCAAACATTGGATCAACTACTTTACTATTTGCTACACAATTAAGTGCAACTCCTCCTCCATAACATAACTTACTTCCAAATCTACGAGCTATTTTCATAATTTTTTCAATTTCTCTTTCGATTTGTAACTGTGCACTTGCGGCTATATCTACAAGTGCATACCCTTTAAAATGATCGAGTTGAAAACCTTTATGGAAATTTTGATCTGGTAAATCAAAACACCATCGCATATTAACTATTGGTTCTCCAAATGCTGCCATTCCCATAGTAATATATTCATCTTCATTTGGTTTTAAGCCAATTCGTTTCGTAATAGCACTATAAAACAGTCCGAGTGACCAAGGATAACTTTGATCCCAAATTTGATCTAATCTATCCCCGTTTGGACGCCATATACTAGCTGTTGTCCATTCTCCTATCGCGTCTATACAAACAATTACTACATCATCATCAAAAGGTGAAGTGTAATATGCTGCAGCCGCGTGGCTTTCGTGATGTTTTAAGCGGTAGTCATACTTATGGAAATCTTCCACAGGACTCATTCTATAGTATTCTCGTCTTTCGTTTTTTAACTTAGTATCCTCATAAAAAATAGCTACATCATGTGGCATGTGCCAGCTACGAGAAAGAATTGGATCATTCTTTTTCTTAGTAAACCTTTCTATGTGAGAAGCAAAGGGAATTTTCCCATCTTCTACTATAGCTACAGCTGCATCGTGAAACCCTGAACTAATGCCTAATGTTTTCATTATACCATATCCTAAACTCTATTTTCATTAACCTCCATCGATGTTTTATCTCAGAGGGGATAGGATAGCCATGTAAATTCTGACTAACCCAGTGCTTTCTAGCGTACTCGGGAGTTAATTTCATAATAACCCTAAAAATCCAAAGATCTCTTTGGCGAATAAAAATATAGTTCCTGCGATTACAACAGCTCCCATGTATATAAGAGCTGGATCGTCCCATGGAAAAGGATCTTTGTTACTCACTTCGTATTCCATGTCTCCAAACATTAAGAGAATATCTCTTACCTTTAATCATATTATTCACTCTATGAAAGTCATGGGCACAAAATAATACAGCAGCTCCTGCTTCTGTATTTATAATTCCATGCTCTTTCATTTCAAAGTCTCCCCCTTCAAAGTTATCATTCAAAAGAATACTCATTGAAATACGATAAATAGGAGCCTTATTAACTATATCTTCTAGCATTTGGTAATCATCTTTGTGCCACCCAATTCTATGAGTGGGGTGATCATACTTAGCAAGAAAACATTGTAACCCATCTGTTAATTTAAAGTTGTAAGAATGATAATTAAAGTTATCCATACTAATTCTCATTCTCTTTTCAATGTCTGGTAGAAGCCTTATCTTTTGAACTTTTCTAGCTCCACTTCCTAAGGGGTACCAGTAATTTTGGGGTGTATCTAACTCCTGCCATTCTGCTCGCTCTCCTTTTGATATAACTCTATCGCATTCATCTTTGCTTAAAAAATTTTTTTCTAAGCCAATGGTACTATATCCTTTTTTGTTAAATTTCATTTTTACTCGGGAATTTACTTAAAATTTTGCTGTCTATCTTGAAACATTCGGTGTGTCCACCAAACTTATGTTTAGGCTCAAACCTATCGTCTGAGAACTCTTTATGAAGGGCTTGTTCTAACTCCCAACATCTGTAGAGTGTTCCTGCCCAAGTCCTTTGAATTCGCAGATCATATCCTTTAAACCCATAGCTTCTTTTTATAACGTGTCGCCAATCTTTACCCGATGCTATTCCTACCTTTATACACTCTCTTTCAAATGTTTTTTTGTTTACTAAAACAACACCATATAGTACGCCGGGATCTTCCCGTTTAGTTCTATCTACTCCGCTCATACACTTTCCACAGCTTGTTCCTATAAGGTGGTAACGTTCATATTCGCCTTCCCTTACAGAATGACATATACAAATATACAATTAATGTAGGGTGTGCTCCTCACTAGCCTCGGCTAGTAAATCTTCAAACAGATCCTCATCTTCTTCTACCATTCCTCTAAATTTCTCTATATCTAGGGCTTTGGAGCCTTCTGGAATTTTAGAAAGATAAACTCTATATGCTTTTTCTAATTGTTCTTCCAAGTATAAAATCATACTCTCCTCACTATTCGTGGTATAATTTTACCACTTCTAATAACTTCTACCATACAACCAATTTCTAACTCTAATGTATTTATAAAGCCTATATTGTGTAAGGTAGCCCTACTTATTGTAGCTCCTTCAATTTCTATTGGATCAAGAATAGCTACTGGAGCTACCGCTCCGCTTTTCGCTGTATTCCATTCTACATCTAATAGTTTTGTAACTATGCCTTGTTCCTTTGCTTTGAGAGCATAGGCTCCGCGGGGGTGATGTTCCGTATGTCCTAATTCATCAAAAGTGCTGTATTTGTCGACTCGAAAAACCGTACCGTCCTGCGGAAATCTGCTATAATCACTGAGAGTTATTACATTAAACCAATTATCAAGTAATTTCATATCTTGACTCCAATATTCACCAATGTATGGTTGTATAGAATAAGCTATAAAAGTTAAATCTCTGTTGCGAAATTCTTTTACATCTTTCAAGTTTAATGCTCCTGCTGCATAGTTTCTAGCGTTGGGTATTTCTTTTGGAGCTACTATTTCTCCTGTAATCTGCCTTATACCATTAAAGAGAGAGATACCCATTTCTAACTGAGTTGCAACAATGTGTCTCATTTTATTACTAATATCTAACCCCGCCTTTCCATCTCCTCTAGTTAATGCTCTGTAAAATTTACCATCAACATATTGTATAGAGACAGCAGCGCCATCTAACTTAGGTGTAACTAAGGTAGCTGCGTTTCCATAATTTGGGGGGTTGCCTTCTCCTGCAAAAACTTTTTGTAGTGATTGCATTCTATAGGGGTGAATAAATCTGCTGTCAGTTTCGTGTCCAACTGCAGTTTCTAGTTCGGTGTTTTCTATCAAACGGTCGTATACGTCGTCTGGTATTAAAGGCAGACCATTATAATATGCCATACGACATTTGCTTAAAAATCCTAATAAATCTTTATTCATTTATATATTATACTAAAAATGAAAGGATTTGTCAAGAACTATTTTTGGGTGGGGTAATTAAAAATTGTGGGGTTGACCGTAGTACGGTGGTATAACCTCATACATGGGTGGGACGTGTGGGGGATATTTGGCACTGTAAACTATGCCTGTAAGTAATATAGTAGTAACTAATAATCCACAAATGATATAGAGAGCGTAAAGTAGCCCTCGCTTTAAATATTTCATGTATATATTTTATCTAGTATGTCTTTAAAGTGTGTTTCTATTATATCTTTAGTTTCGGCTTCGGATAGAATTTCCATAAGCGCTTCTAGCAAGTTTCTACTATTCTCAAAATCAAGAGGAACGGATACGCCTTCTTTTGAAGGTCTCCATTCTTCGTCAAAATCTTGGTAATACTTTCGGATTGATAAATATTCCGTACTTTTAAATGTATTAACGGTTAAAAATACTTTTATATGTTTATCTTGATCAAAGTGTATTAAATGCTCGTATAGAGCTGGGGCTTCATGTATTTCTATCATTCTTTAGGATTGCTGATAAAGGAACAATAGAGGTAACGTTCTTAGGCATTAATAGCCTGTATGAATCGGTATCCCAACAAAAAAGAAGCACTTGATCTTTATTAGGTCGTGCTCTATTTCTTTTAGACTGTATGTATCTGTTATCGAAGTTAAGCGTACAGACATTATATTTTAATCTACGAGAATTTTGACTTCGGTAGGTAATCACGGCATCGCCGCATCTGTCCACTTGTTCAATGAAGTCCTCTTTTTTCATCTAGTTCCTTGTGGGTTAGTAAAAGCTATTGTACTGTCCCATAATGGTATTATGAATTTGAGGTGGTTTCTATAGATACAAAAATACGTGGGGGCTTGGCAAATACCATGCCCCCACGATCAGGGGTAGTTATTGATTGACTTTGTTAATTATCTCCGCGAAATAATTAGCTGCTTTCCCTGTTAGCCTACTAATTATTGCTTCATCAACCTCTAGTCCTGCGTCACTAATAGCATTCTTTACAGATTGCTGAGCGTCTGCAACGGACACACGTCCGCCGCCAGTACCATTACTAGATGATCTAGTTGCGGGAGTTTTCTTAACGTATACACCAGCTCGTGTTAAGATCATTCTTACACCATTTGGGCTCTCGCCTAATTCGGAAGCGATCTCTTTTACGATTTCCATACTGTTGTCAGGAGTTGGTTCTTCAACTGTGTACATATCAATTGCTTGCTGTTTCTTATCTTCTTCCCAAGCCATTTTTTTCTCCTAATTAAATTTATATTCTTCTATTATATATAAAAATAAGGGCATTGTCAAGAACTATTTTTTAGAAGCTGTAACCGTAGGTAGTAAGATCATCACTTACTATCGGGTAAACTGTATCTAAGAGTCCTTTACCGTACCACCTTTTCCAATCCTCTGAGAACGTTTGATCCATCAAAATTGAACTATTTTTAGGTACAACGTTGAGAGCAATTAAGTCTTGTTCCCAGTTTTCTAACGAAATTATATAATCGCAATCATTATATAAAAAACTTTGGCTTTTGAGTTCGGTATTTGTTATCCATACCTCGAAGCCCGACCAATCCCAACTGTCTCTATATAAAGATACAAGGCGTTCGTAGGGATTACGGATAACCCCGATAGTGCCCGCCTTTGTAGTCAGAAACCCTTCTTTATCGTATTCCAGATACAAATTCTGATTCATGCTCTAACTCCCTTGCTAATGATTTAATGTCATCTAATTTATAAGGAAGGAGTTCATCTTTTGATTCTAGTTTCTGTATCTTATTCAACAATACTACCAGTTTTCGACTACATTGTGCCATTGTATGAATTTCTGTTGTCATTTTATTAGAAATATTTTTCCAATACCAGAAGTTTATCTTCTGCTTCTGCAATCCTATGCATTTGGGTATCCATTGCTTCTATAATGTCTGGGTGTTCTCCAACACCAACAGGGTGTTCTAAAAACACTTCGACATTTACTTGTGCCTCTGCTATTTCGCCTTCATACTTAGATTGAAGGGCTTTTTTAATCTTGTCTCTCATCTGCTTGTAGTAAACCTTTAATATAATTTTTCATAAACCCGTCTCTATATTTATCGGATAGAGCGGGAACCATTAATATTGGCGTTGTAAATAACGCCATGCCTGCGAATAGTATGAAAGTTAAATACCTCCATCTATACGCCATGTTCTCGGGATCTACCTGTCTTAGTATTAGCATAGAGGGATAAAATAGTCTATACATGACAAATATCCAACTAGCTAACCATAGTGGTAAGATCCAGTTATAAAAATACTCCATATTTTTCCAAATGCTTTAAGCTACCTAAGTCATAAGCTAGTGAAAAGGAATAATGACCTGCTTGTCCTTTAACTAAAAGTCCGTATGCGTAATGAAAATCTTCATTACCTTGGAACTCCTCGTAAACATAGATCTGATATCCTTTGCTTCCATACTTTTTTTCATAATCACACTCTTGTAAGCCCGGCATCGTTGCTTGATACGCGGGGTTGTGTTCTCTTACTACTTTAGCAGGAGCGTTTTCTCTAGCCGCCCAGACCCGTTCACCTTCTTCGAAGGATTCCGCTATACATTCTTCTGGAAGTAATATGTCTCTATTTCTATTGTAGCTTTTTGGCAACTTGTGGGGGATACCTGTTCTATCAATAATAGCTTTTACAAAAGAGGGAGACCTATATAATCTTTTTGAGATTGATAGTATGTTATCTCCTTCTAAGTATTCTTCTATTACTTGTTTTATCTCCGCTTTAGTTGCGCCTTTGCCACGATTTTGAGACTTGCGTCGTTCCTTATGCTCTTGAGTATCATTATATTCTTCTATAATTCTCTGAAGTCGGGTCGTGTTATACCTTATATTCAGAATTTCACATGCCTCTTTTTTAGTTATTGGAGAAGTTTGTTCCAATAACTCGATTACTTTCTTTATATTAACATCTGTTAGTTTTTCGTAATCTTTCTTTTTAATCCCCCTAATTAATGCCAATCGTAATCCCCGTTTTGTGCTATTCGTTGTCCTAACAACATTATAGCGTAATGAATTATTTTTAGTAGATCAGTTTCATCATGCCCATTCTTTTTTCCATAGCGTTGAGCGTACTTTATTATATTTCCTATACAAAAACCCTCTCCGTGTCCTGTATCGAATATGAACTCTGTTGCTTGAGTTTTACCTTGAGCATAGTGTTTATCATAAGTATCCTTTATATACTGCGTTGCTACTGCAAGCGCATCTTCTTCATTAAACTTATAATCTGTGTCTTTATAATCTACCATTCCGTTTGCCAAAATCCTAATTGAACTAATCTTCCTTTTTCTTTATTCTCTCCAAAACCTCCTATTGTTGGAGCATGAAAATAATCTCCTTTATATATAATACATCTATTATATTTATTTTGTACTGTTATGTGGGGTTGCCATTCTTCTTCGGCTTTACTTCCTATGAAACTACCTCGAAACTCTGTTCCTGTGATAGGAGCGTCAGTTTGATGTTGTTTATATACACCTGTTTCTTTATTTTCTAATAATATAGTACCTGAGTCTCTAGGAGGGTTGGGAGTGAGGTATATAACTGCAGCCCAAAAATCATATTTATCATCAATTTGAGTAGTATGATCTCCATGTACCCAATTAAAGAGTTGTCTCTTTTCATTTAACCCTAAATTAAAAGCTCCATTACTGCCTTTATAAGGAAAGTAAACTATCTGTTTACCAGTAATATCTTGGAAACGATTTCGCAAATACAACATATTAGAAGTATTAGGGTTTATTGCTCTCCAGCCGGGGTGCCTGACCTTTTTACCTGAATCAATTTCTGGTTGTCCTGGCTTGAAGTTTAACTTTAGTGCTGCCGCTCTAATGTCATCGGGATTGTGATAAAAGTCATCTACTACGTAGAGCACTAGTCTAGCTCATCTAATACGTCCAGTCCACCTTCAATTTTTGCAAGGTATTCTTTCAGACGAATCAGTTTACCTTCTAACACAGTTATCTGCTCTTCAGCTTCTTTCTGTTGTTTTTGAAGATTAACTCTGATCATTTGTCTGTGTTCTAAAGTTTTCATCTGTTCTCCAAATATCCCGTATAATTCAGGACGATTCTCCATGTCTGTCTCCGTGTTTTCTAAAAGCCCTAAGGAACTGACCTGTTCCATCTTTGCGAATTATTCTGAGTCGTCTGCGATGTTGGAAATCTGATCTGGCTTTTATAAACCATGCTTCTTTTTGTTCGTCATTCCAATCGGGCGGAAAACAAACACGCATACCGTCAAGTTCGTAGGCACGAATGCCTGTTTCTGGATCTTGCCAGAAATTTTCTCTACTAACTTTGTCGGTCATTTTATTACTCCAAAAAGGATTGTCCCTCTCCCGTGCACCTTAGGCAGTTACTGCTCCTAAGGTAGATACCCTTCTTTTAATGCCTGCTGCCTTAATTACTAGCTACGCGTTCAGGACGTTAGCTTCTTATTTATAGGGTTTCGTATCCAAAGGTTAAGTTCACTTTATGAGGGACTCTCCTAATATCCTTGTGTCATATGGCTGTAAGCCTTATCACACATATTTAATAACTTACCACACAAACAATGAGGACGCTCTAATTGTTTCTTAAGAGCATTCTCCCATGCGGTGTTCTTTGAATTTATTCTATTTTCATTTTTCATATAGTATATTATACTAAATTTTTCAAGTCGTGTCAAGAACTATTTTTTGATTCGTGTAGTAATTACTTACTATTGATTTTATCTTTTGCTGTACCAGCGTACAAACCAAACCAAGCCGCACCTGCGCCTACAACAATGGAGATTAATCCCGATTGTTCTAAACTAGGTTCTTGTAAATCCATGAACCACATTGTGCAGAAGTACAATAAGTAAATGTAGACTGATAAAAACAAACGAGGAAATATCCTCCATGCGTCTATCATATTAGAAAACCAAATCCATTTCTGCCAAGGATTATCTGGTTCCCTTTCGTTTTCCATCTCCATTATTTTTGCTTTTAGTTCCCCTATTTCAGAAACCATAGCCATGAATTTATTAAGGTCAATTTCGACCTCGTTCCTAGACATATCGCCTGAGAACTGTTCAGATGGCTGTGCCATTTATTTCTCCAATCCAATCTAACCATTCTTTCCTTACATGTTGTCTTTTACGTTCAGTAAAGTGAAAAGAAATGGATATTCTTGGGCTTAGGGTATCTACCCTATGGTATAACTTGCGAGGGAGATATAATAAATCTCCATCATCTAAATCTACTGTAGTTTCTACAGTAGCTTCGTCTTTGGGGCAGTCATATTCATACTCATTATAAATAAACCACCGAATTTTCCCTCGAACATGAAAGAGAAAATTATCTGTAGAGTCTGCATGAATTGGAAAACATCTTGCCATTGCTTTATTAGAACAATAGATATTTGCTTGTCCAATTCCATAATGCTTTTCAAATTCTATGCATTGTTGCCACATTGTTTTATTCAAAAACTCACTAAGAGTAAAAATAAAACTACAGCCATCGTTCCACAACTTAAACATTTCTTCTCTAGTTAATTTAATAGCTGCTTTTTTATGACAATATTTACCTTCAGGTGTTACAATTTGACACTGAGGCATTCTATACCAACCATTTAGTCCATGCCCGTTTAGGTACTGATCTAATTCAGTCCAACTAAAATGGTCTTTAAATATATTTTCTTTACTCTTTGCTACAAAATACTTCTTGCCTTTGTACTCGTCATTAAATCTTTCCAACGGCATAGGTAGTAGTTGTTCAAAAGGTATACTCATTGTCTGTTTACAAACCAAGTTACTAAAGAGTGTCTGACTCCTCGTGTTATAGGATTCACTCTATGATATAATGCAGGATCAAATAAGATTAATGTCTTAGCCTCACAAGCCATCGCAGGTACTTCTACGTCTTCGAATTCTAACTCTCCACCGTCATACTCTGTTGGACTATTAAGAGGAGAAATTAAAGACAGTTGTCTATATCCTCTACCGCTTCCGTCTTGATGCCACCTATAATAATCTCCTTCTTCATAGGTTGTTATTTGTATAATCTCTGGTATATAATATCCATGATCTTTAACTAACTCTCCTAGATCATAAAAGATTTGAGGTACATGCCTTCTAGTTTTTTGTATGTATCTACAACTAGATTGTCTATGTGGAGACTTTGCATGATCATGGTGACTTCCTGTTAATCCGTCCATTGGCACATGAGTATTAAAAGTTTCCATACAAGCATCATATATATTGTCTGGCAACCCGTTTGGTATAACACTCATTTTCATTTAAAACTCCGAAGGGTTTCTTATCATTTTACATTTTTTAGCATAATCCCACAATACTTCAGCAATCTCTTCTCTAGGATAAGATCCTTTAGCGTGAGGAGAGTACTTGGGGTGCCAAGGTTGTGAACTCATTGTTGTAAAATGTAAGTGCCATATATCTTCTAAAGGAATTTCAGGTTGTAAGTCTTTCCTTAAATCTTTGGGTCTAACAGAAGTATTCCTTCCATCAAAACAATTCCATCTAGAATCTAATTCTTTTATTATTCCATCTACTTTTTGTTTGAAAGGCGCTCCTATACCTTCTATCCAGCGCCATTTATAATTTCGAGATGAATTAGCAATTTCTTCAATTGGATCAATATACTGTTGTGCCTTTTTACAATCTATCAACAGTACACTATCACAAAACCAACCTCTAGAGTATTCTGTGGCTCTCCATGACAGACCATTATCTGTTAAAGCGTCCCATACCATACCAAAAGCACACCCCTCTAAATCAGTAGTCCATAAGTCATTTATATCTCTAAAATTCAGTTGATCTACGTCTGTATAAATTGCTCTGCCTTCAAAATTACATAGTTCTGGTACTGCATATCTAAAATTAGTAAAAGGTGTTCCCCAACCATTTTTCTTCCAGTCTGAAAACATACTAGGTCTTAAAAATGTAATATCTAATTCTTCACTAGTGTTTTTGAATAAACTATAGAGATAGATACTTTCAATCCATGCATCATCTGTTTCACTAGTTCCTATAAATAACTTAATCATCATAGAACTCCACATGAAAAAACAAAGTACCTTCTTTTGGTAAGATTGTAGATAGGTATAGGTTTCCTACTAAATGAAACATTTTATCATGCATTTTAAACCAATACTGATTTCTATCTTGCCAATTTACAAGTTCAGGATTAGTTGTACAAAGACATTGTAATCCTCTTTCAAGATCTTTTGCTGAACTTTGTATTATATGACTCCCCTCGCCTTTTAAAAAGAAAAACCCATAGTTACTTGGGCATTGCTTTCCTATAGGTAGGGAAAATGATTCTGAAGTGTGATGAACTAATGTGAGAAATGAAATAGTTGGTTTATTAACTTGTAGTCTGAACCACTCAAATACTTCTTCTCTAGCTTCCTCCCAGAAAGGAGCGGAGCAGGTGTATTTATAACTTCCTTTAATTGAATATAATTGATAACAGTTTGCTCTGGGGTGATACCAATTACCTTGTGGATTCATGAATTTTAGACAGTTATCTGCTAAATTCTCTAATGCGTTATATTCTCCTATCACGATTATCCACTTTCCCATCTAATGTTAAATGTGCTGCATGTGCCCAATGCACATCAGAACATACTATTGCACTAATTTCTGTAAATTTCATACTACTTGCTATTTCCAAACGTTGGTGTCCTGTATATGCTAGGTAAGGTAAATTGGGGTTTCGTTTTACAACTAAATCTAAGGTTATCTGTCTCTTTGCCATATCATAATTTATTTCCGTATTAGGTAAAACTATGATAGGTGTTTTCATTCCGTCTTGCTGAATACTTTTCCATATACCATGAAAGGACTTTTGCTCTCGTCTATTTCTTACTACTAGTGCTATAGAACTAACGTCTATTTTTTCGACTAAGTACTTATTTTCTAGTAAGGCATGATTATCCATTTTAAACAGATGTGCATCTACTTCTCTAACCTTACTAACCAGTTCCATTAAACTGAAAATTGGGTTAAAAACTTTATTGCTGCATCTATCTTATTGGCATATCTTGGCTTAATAGCTAAGTCCATTACGAATCTTGGCTTTCCTCCTACGTTTTGATCTGCAAACCATGTTTCTCCATCTTCATCAAATAAAGTATGGAGAACTGTCCAATGTCCAGCGCCAGATAATCTCCATTGATCTGGAATTGTATAGCGTGTACCGTTCTCTACAGAGTACGAGTAACCTCGCCCTGCATTATGAATAAATCTTAGTGAATGGTGTGGCTTATTTTTGTTGTTGTGCCAACCTGTAAATCCTACGTCAGCAGGCATAACTGTAAGAGTATCATAGTACCAATCTTCTGATTGGGCTCCTACTATTCCTGCTCGGAAAGTTTCTAGTAACCACGTTTTCATTTCTTTAAAATCTGAACGAAAAGGATTTGGGTGACCTCTATTTTCTTCCCTTCCCCCTCCTTGTACACCTGTATAATCTTGATAATTGTGTTCTTTAGGATAGCCTACAAAGTCTGCGTTTGCCATATAAGTTCTTAATTTGGCATATGATACATCAGGATTGCGTGGTCCGCTGGTAAAAGTATGCGGAAACTTATATAAAGATTGTGCCATAGCATCTAATCTTGTTAACATAGCTAAATTTTTAATCGGAATCTGTTTCATTTTTGTCTGGTTTAGGGTCAGTTACTTTTTCATAGTAAACGACTACCTCTTTGAGTTCACGAATATATCTGCGTAACTCTTGCATATTATATGCCATTAGTTCATAATCGGGAACACTCATAGCGAAGAACACTACTGTTCCGTGTTCTTTTTCAACTCGGGCTAAGAATTCATCTATGTTTTTGTCTGAAACTACGTACCAGTATGGTTCTTTTAAATCTATTTCACGAGGCATAACAGGTTGTGCTATCACTCGTTCGATAGGTTTAGTTATTACTTCTACTTGTTTCTTACCCAGTCCCAGTAGGCTGCAGCTCGAGATCATCATCGAGATTATCAATAACCCGACTATCTGCCTCAATACTGTCAAATACTTCTTTTGTTGCATTGTTTGCTCTCGGTTCAATCATGCCGGGCTTAGCTGCTGCTAATTTCGACAGATTATGTCTTTTGAAAATATCAAGATAGCGGTTCATTTCCCCCTCTATCTCGTTGTTCTTTTTCTGCATGTCTGTTAATGCAGTAGTCTGTAATGCGAAATCTTGTTGTAAAGATTCGATTGCTTCTTTTTGTTGCGCGTCACGAACCTCATAAGCGAGGTTCTCTGCTTTTAGATTCTCATTCTGAACATAAAGGAAATAGCCTCCTATTCCTAACATTATAATAATGCCTATTAATAACTGATTCATGTTATCCTCTTATGTCTAGCTTCCTGTGACGAAACTTTCTTTTCTTCCACACTTTGCGTTTCTGTGCGTAGCGCTTATCAATTTGTTCTTGAGTCGGTAAATCTCTGGCTTCAAAAGCAACAATTCTTCTCATAAGAGCAGTTTGTTGTTCATCAGTTAGATCGCCCGATACAAGTCTTTCGTTCATTCGTTTTACTACTAAAGCGCGATACTCTATTACATCATCAACAGTTACTATTTGCTTCCCGTGCGAATGAGCACCTGATGTATTATGTGCATAAGCACTCGTTGTAAAACAGAGTGCAATTACTATTGCTATTATTGTTTTCATACTTCTTCTATCCTATAATTTAAACCCTCGGATCCTCGTATTTCTACTATGTCTCCTTGTACTGTTTTGAACTTAAGAAATTTCTCTTGTTTCTTAAAAAATTTCTTAACTTCAAATGTCTGATCATCTGCGTCTCCCCATACTTGATTATAACTAACGTGGAGAGTGTATCTTGGAAATATATTATACCATAACCATTTAAGACACCACCAAATACCTTTTGGTATCCACTTAATGCCTTTCCATAAATAAATAAAAGGTAGGGCTAACCAATGCCCTACTCTTTTCATACCTAGTTTTAACTTCTCAATCAATGTACCACTTCTCCAGTAGCAAATAAATGTGCTTCAGATGCTCGTCTCTTTGTTAGTCCTGCTAACGTTTGACCGCCTGCTTTATTCCACCTTTTTATTTGTTCTGGTACGTCTTGGTAGTTGCCTTCGTTTAATCGTTTCAGAAGTGTACTGTTTCTAAAGTTCGTAGGTCCGAGGTTGTAAACCCATACTACAAGTGCATCAAATTGCTCCTGCGTGAGTTCTACTTCCACATACCTATCAATATAACTTTCGTACTCTTTTAATTCTTCAAGTAACATAGCTTCCGCTTGGTCTTGAGTAATTGTCATTCCTTCCGAAACACCTTTAGTGTGTCCGTATCCTATTGTCCACACGCCCACACTATCTTGATAAGCTGACAGTTTGCAACCCTCAAAATATTTTAGTATGTCATGTCCTTTTCCGCTGAGTTGCATATAAATACTCCAAATTAATCCTATTGAAAGAAGGACTATAGCCAGCCACTGCAGTTTGTTATTCATATCGCTCTCCTCTTCTTAGCAGAAAGCGAGGGACGTCAATTTACAACTGACGCCCCACTCTCAAATTACTACTTAATATCGAAAGTTTGTTCTGCTGAACGATCTCTCTCAATAGTAATTGTCAGTAGTCCGTCTTGTAATTTGACTTCTCCTACTTTAAGGTCGTTGTTTAGCACAAAAACTCTTTCAAATGACTTTGAACTGAGTCCTTGGTGTAGATAAGAATCACCTCCTTTATCTTTCCTGCTACCTTTAATGAGTAGTTCGTTGTTTCTCACTACTACTTCAAGGTCTTTTTTACTCCAACCCGGCACAGCGATTTCTAATCGAAATCCCTCTTTGCCTTCCACTATATTATATCTTGGATAAGACGTATTTCCAAAGTCATGGTCAAACCAATCTGGATTATGCCCTAGCCAAAAGTTTCTGAATAGTTCTCTGTTTATAGCATTCGCTACCATAATATCCTCCTAAATTTACCTTTCGGTTAAACTTTGCCCACCCTTGCGGTATGGACGCCAATTGAATGTGAATTTTCACATTCATACTTATTATATCAAAAAAATAACTCGATGTCAAGAACTATTTTTTAGTCCTCCCAATCTATCTTACCCTTTTCCCTCATATAATCAAGAGTTAAAGATATTCCTCTATGTTTACCCCATGAATACATAATACCACCAGCCGTTACAATTAAGACTAGCCATTGATATTCGTTTAATACTGTTTCCATAATTTATTTCCTGTCGTTTATTTATTACTTAGTGGAGCGGGTAGAGAGAATCGAACTCTCGTCATTAGCTTGGAAGGCTAAGGTAATATACCACTATACGATACCCGCGCTTTACTAATGGCGGAGAGAGTAGGATTCGAACCTACGAAGGGTGCTCACCCTTAACCCCTTAGCAGGGGGCTGCTTTCGGCCACTCAGCCATCTCTCCAAATTTGGGGTGAGTAATGGGCATCGAACCCATAACCTCTGGCACCACAAGCCAGAGCTCTACCATTGAGCTATACTCACCATTGGCGGTCTAACGGAGAATTGAACTCCGACTTCAAGCGTGACAAGCTTGCGTGTTTGCCATTACACTATTAGACCTGACGGAGGACGAGGGATTTGAACCCCCGCTGCCAACCTTTGGAATGTTGGCGTGCTATCCACTGGTGTACACTAATCCTCCATTTCATATCTATATTATACAGGAAAATCATCTCCGAGTCAAGAAATATTTTCTACGATCCCAAAAATATTCCTTGACTTTATCCCCTAAATTTAGTATAATAACAATATGGAAATAGGAAAAATTAAGGAAGATGACGCCTAGACGTAAACAAGCTATCTCTTATATGATTGCATCAGTACCAATGATTTGGTGGGGTGCAAGTCAATTCGAGATCGGAGGACATGATAAGTTAATGGCAATAGCTTTGGCTATATCATTAACTTTCGGAATGTTATTTGCTGTTTGTGGTATCGTCATGCTCTTTACTAAACATAAATTAGGAGTAATGGAACCAATGCACAAAGAAGGAGTAACAGTTTCACTGGCGAGAGATGCAATTCAGCCAGAACCTCAGCAAACAACTATGCTTGTTGATGAACATGTTTGGTCGGCTAAAATGGTCAAAGAATACAGATCATTGGGCGACACAGTAAAAGATTGTACTGCTAAAAGAGCAGACATCAAAGCGATTTTAACAGGTCGTGGAATAGACATCAATGAAGATGGGAATATCGAGATTAAATGAAAACTTGGACAGACGCCGAGAACCGCTTCTTGCGGAAGGCATACAACAATGAGCCTATTAGCAAAATAGCTAAGACACTCTTGCGCTCTGAACAAAGTATTCGCAATCATGTTCACATCATGCGAATAAAAGGCATGGCATTTGATCGTAAACGAGATATAGATGCCAAAAGTTAACTGCGAGAATATGCACTTCGATAAGGCACTGCGTATATTCCGTAAAAAAGTGGATCGAGCTGGTATTCTACAAGAGGTAAGAAAAAGGCAACACTATGAGAAACCATGCGACAAACGAAATCGGAAATTACAAGCAGCCGTGAGACGCCAAGAAAAAATAACTGAAGAAGAAAAACGCTATATGAGGCGAAGACCTAATCATTGGATCTGAATCTCTGGTCACATTACT